TCTCTATCTTCTTTATTCTTTTTATTTTTGTATCTATTATTCGCGAACTTCTTGAACTCCCGTTGTCCATACATTTCCATGTTGAGTCTCTTGAGTAGCATAACGATTCTGAGGTTGCATCGCAGCCTTGAATGTTGTAAGGTTATTATCAGCGAAGCTATTGATATTGTAATCGGTCATATCATCAATATCAGCATGCTCATAACCACTATGGAAGTCGAGGTAATCATGAAGCAGACGATATTTATTAAGTAACGCAGCTCCAATCATATTTATCTGCGGAGACTCATAACGAGTTGCAGTGAACTCCAAGTCAACAGATACAGCAGGATGAGAACCGCTCTCATAATTAAAATGACTCTTTTTAACACTTTTGGGCATCATATTCGCAAACATGCAGCAGTACTCAATTTCAAGTCCGGTCGGGTCGGTTGACACGAAGAACAATTCCATTGTGTGGTTAGATGCTTTGTAAGGACACTCTTCACTGATCTGCCCGTGATAATGACTAAGACCAGTAAGAGGATCACTAATACCAGTCATCCAAGTGTCCATGAATTCTCTCAGAGGAGAACCAGACATTTCATACGCTGCAATAGTAACGGAGTCCGTATCATCTCGCGATACAGTAGGTACCTGGAACTTATTACCAGCGTAGCCTCCTTGTATGTCCTCCGTTTCAAGCGTGGTATCATTGATACCATCAAAACGAGTAAAGCCAACTTCAACCAAGTGTTTGAAGTTCTTGCATTTATAGTCATTCCATTTGGTCATAAACAAGGGCATTTTCGTAATGAAGATACGAGCAAACCCAGTTCTAAGCGGATCAAACTGATTGATATTCTTATCAGTAATATCCAATCCACCCATCCAAAGACCGTAAATGGAAAAATCTTTGTTGTTTTGCTTAATGTTTTCCTGTATGGATTTGCTACTTACACCATCATGTGAACCATCGTATCGGCCACTGTATTGTGTAAAGCCTCTACCAGATGTAGTATACCACTCATTACCAGTATGGTATTGAGAACCATAAGTTTGTTCATTAGCATTATTGGCCATGGTAGTATCTCTCCTTTCTTGTTTATTTTAGTGCAATTATGTTCTAGGATTGATATCAAGTTCGATAATACCACGTTCTTGATATGTTTTAAACACAACAGCCAAATAGACGTGTAGAATGTATCTTGTTTTTTCCCATGAATTTTGCTGTACGTCAATAGTAAGTGATTTACATTTACTACCAGCATAAGATGAGAAAATCTGTTCACAGTCAGATTTAAAGATTTGCAACTCAGTAGATTCTGTCCAATTATAACGATTCTTTTTCACAAGACGCTCTATGCGACGTTTAAGCTCAAGCATAAGCATAACGTTATTTTCTTTAGACAGATCAGTGTACTTTTTCTGAGTTGTAATTTGTGTACCACGAACAAATGTCGTTTCATCAATAGTCTCTATATAATTAACTCTGTACTTGGTATAGAGTTCTTCCAATGCTTCAGCATCAAGCTCTTCATCAAATACAGGTTTAACTGTCTTCGGAGAAGTGTATCCTGTAATAACAGCATAACGTTCACCAGCAAACGGAGTATGCCATCCGTGATTACGAACATGAACCGGATATGCATCAGCCATCCATGCTGTAATACTAACAGGAATCTTCTTACCAGTAATCGGGTCACTAATTTTCATCATACCTGAATCAATTGAAATCAAGTAAGAATCAAGAGTCCCATAAGTGTTAACAACGTTCTTTACATCAGTAATAGTTTGAACCAAACCAGTATCAAGATGCAAAGCAAAATCTTCGCGTTTGGTAACTAGGCTAACCATTGCTTTCTTAACCAAAACATCAAAGTTGCAGTCGTAAGCAATGTGGATAGGATACCTAGTCTTAGACATAATCATTCTATCAGTATCGCCCTGGAATGCAGCAATAAGTGCTTGATTAATAGCTTCATTGCGAACAGTATCAGGTTGATCAGTACCAAAGGAACCATCAGAACCATTTGCAAATGCAACACCTTCGATATCAAACAAACCAACTTTATCAAGTCCACCCTCAATAACAAGGTACTCATTATTTTCTTCCGTAATGCGGTTATAACCAAAAATATCAAAGGTTTCAATTGTCAGATCAAGTTCCTCTTTTTCTTCTTCTTCAGGTGCAACATAAGCAACAAAGTCATTTTCTTCAGAGCTGTAAATCCACTCAGATCCAGCTTCTTTGTCACCATCATCTGCAGTAAGATGATACACGACACCAGCGGTGTATAATGTAGTATTAGGTAGTTTATTAACTTCTTCGATATCAGGAGCAGCAACCCAGTTACCAAGATCATTCTTGATCCACATAGTACCAGCTACTCTAGGAGTAGCTCCAGCCATATCTGCAGTCAAACGATAAATCGTATTAGCAGACGCATCAGCTACTTGAGGAAGCTCGGCTACATCTTCAATCAAGTACGAAGATTGACTAAACATTCCAGTGTCATCATCATAAACATATAAACCAGTAACATAGCTGCCATCAGCAACTTTCAAGTTATACAACTTTTCAGTGCTAGGCAAAGTTAAAGCAGGCATCCTACTAACATTCTGTATAGTAGGATTATTCGATTCATCATCAGCGTAATAAGCTTCTTTAAATGCTTCAAATAGTTTAACGTAATTATCATAGAAGAATTGCATACCAATACGATTACTACCATTTCCGTCCTCATCGTTGATAACATCTTCAATGTAATTACTTACTCGACTATAAGGATCGGTACCTTCAATATAGAAAGTAACATTATAGTTTTCAATCAATGCAGCACCCTTTTCCGTGCTAAGAATATCAATATTATAATTCTTATAAGTATTTTCACGATCCGCAGATTTATCATGTGAAATGCGAATTCTGTAATCATCACCGTAAATACCTTTACCAAGACTCCACCAAGTCATAAGAGGAAGATAACGATATCCGTCCTCATCAACTTCTAGAGTCTCCATAGTATTTGCAACAGTCTCCAAATCATCGAGTACACGAAGATTAGACCGGCTGAACAAATTAAATTTAACTTTAAACTTACCGTTTTCTGTTTTGTAACCAACAACCAAAATTAAATTAGAATAAGTTGCATCTTGAGGCATGACACGCATACCAGTAACATTTGCAAGACCGTTGTATAGAAGAATGTAAGGGATATATCCCGCTTGACCATATAACCTGAAATTAGGATAACCGTGTTCGTTCACCCAGCTCATTACGTTATTCCACTTCATGAGCTTGTTATCTCTACCTTTAGGCGAAGCATAAATACAAAGATATTGTATTCCCGACGCATCCGCTGTATACTCATTGTACTCTGTATTGTCATTCAAGTAGAAAGAGTCGCTCGGGTGGATGTAGGGGGGAATAATCTGCCCTGCTCTCGGCATGATCAACAACCTCCTTTTAGTAAGTTAATTATTATTTAAAATTAAATATGTGAATTGTTGAGAATCTATTCTAGTCTCATTATG